TCTTCCATACCTTCGTCTTTAACGTATTGTTTACCGCTCACCACTAAATTTCTCAATCGGTTTATTTTATCGGTTAATCTAATAGTTAACCCAGTTAGTGAGAATTTTTTATCATCGCTATTATTAACGATATCTCCGCCTAAAGTTACGTTATTTAAACCATAATCCATCATTTTTCTAGCAAATAACTCGTATTGTTCTTCTTGTATAATTTGAAACTCATTAGATAATTCTGGGTATTCTTCTTCAAAAATAGTTATAATTTGATTTGTTTCATCATCCATAAATTCTTTGATTTTTTTGCTTGGGTATTTGGCATCCATAATTTCTCTATCACTCATATCTGTAAAGTATTTTTTGATTGAATTACCCATTGATTTGTTTTTGAGGTTGGTTAAAATATTTTACTAATGTTGATAATCTATCATCTGCATCAACTAACATTACAAGTGCTTCTTCAGCATTTTTATAAAAGTCTTCTGTAGAATGGTCTCCAATACCAACTGCTTTATTACCTAATAATTCAAGGGATAATAATGCTTTTGCTTTATCTGCTTCAGCAGATGTTTTTAACATAGAATAAAGTTCTTTTGTCATTTTAATAATGGTTTTATTTCTTTTTTATTTAATCCTCTGGTGGATAATATACGACTAATTTCTGTGGAAGCCAATATATCTATATATTCTTTTGCTTCTTTGCTTGAACATTGGAAGTAATCTTTAATATGGTCTATTAAATCCTTATTAGGTTGTTTTACTTTAGATTTAACATATTTACTCCATTTATTATTTTTAGGAATGAATTCTTTATAAATAGAATAAATCATTCTTTTTTCTTGTGGAGGGAAATCCTGTACATAATTTACAATTTCTATATAGTCAGAGTTCATGCTGATGACTCTGTGTATAACATATGAATTGAATTTATCCCAATCTGCATCTGTAAATGATTCTACAGGTGTCTTATATTGGTTTATATGTTTAACCCAATCAAATGTTGTTTTTATATTTCCATTTATAGCCATATGCTGTTTTTGATTTACCTATTGCATTCATTGATATATTACTATTATTATATCCTAGGGTTTTTTGTACTTCCATTGTACTACTCCATTCTTTTATAAAATTCCCTTTTAAATCACATTGTATAATTGTTTTTTTATTCTTATGTTCAGGAATTTTATAATTGGAAGGTAAATCTTCATTTTCATATCTCCAAATACACCCACCTGCGGTATATTTTTTCTTTGATAAGACACCCTTAATTCCTTTCCCATAAACTCTTTCAGCTTCTACAATGGAATTCCAAGTTCTAATATACTGATTATTTAAATTATATTGTTTAATTTTTTTAGAATTTTTTCCAATACTACTTTTTCTAATCTTTTCTTTAGTTTCTTTGCTTCTTGGACCGCCACTTCCCCCTAATTCTAGATTTAAACCTTTTTCTATACTATCATAATAATTTATCCAATATATTTCCTTTTGGTTTAAAACATCAATTTCACATTCTTCTAAAATATGAAAACTATGGTTTTCAATTCCATATTTAATTAAAGAGTTTAAAATTTTAACCCCAATACATTCTTTCCTTTTTTTCCTATATTGGTAAAATCTTTTATCAATGTGAATTGATTGACCAATATAAACTTTACCATTGGGGTTTGTTATTTTATAAATTCCTACCATACGTTTTGGTTATACATATGGTAGGATTATAGATAGATATCTATCTATGAAAATACTTTTTAAAGGATATGATCTTTATATTCTTCTCTTAGTTCCTTTGGAATTGATGATGCTAGTATTTTTTTACTTGTTAAGTCATAAAAAACTGGGATTGGTAGAAGAGCATCTTCACCTGTACCCATTACAAACTTAGAAACTGATCTTAGTATTACTCCTTGTGAGAATAAAGCTCCACCTTCAAAATTTTCAATAGGTGTAGTGTTTTTTAAATCAATAGGTGGTCCTTGTTGTTGCTGTTGCATAATTATTTATTATTTAATTGTTTATTATTTATTGTTTAATATACTCATTATCAAAGAGGAAGCATTTATTTCTTTATCAATTCTAAAATTCGCTTTATACTGATGTTCATTTATTAGAATGGCAATTGTACCCTCTCTATTAGGTGCATATTCAGATGCCCTTTCATATAATGCTTTAAATAATTCCTCAAAATCATCACTATTAGAATTTATGAGGATCTGGCGTATGTCTTGATAACAATCTATTTTGTTATGTTTAGAACCTTCAGCTAACGCTGAAATTACTTTATCTATATAATTAGATGATACTAATAATGATTGGTCTAGTTTTAATATATTATCTTGTGTAGATAACTGTATAGTATTAATACACTTACGTAAGTCAGGATAATATTGGTTAACTAGAGGTACTAAGTCATTTATCTCAAATTTAATAGATTCTTTATCTAAGATCCCAGCTAAGTGTTTAGCAACATCTTTTTTAGATGGAGGTACAATTTTAAGTACTTGACATCTAGATTGTAAAGGATCAATAATACGTTCTACAAAATTACAAGTCATTATAAAACGAGTTGTACGTGAGAAAGTTTCGATGATATTACGAAGTGAAGCTTGTGCCTGTATAGTAAGGAAATCAGCTTCATCTAAAATTACCACCTTAAGTGGTTTAAAAGAAGCTACACTAGCAAATCCTTGTACTTTATCACGAATCGTTTCAATACCTCTTTCATCTGAAGCATTAATGTATAGATGGTCACAATCTAATTTCCCAATTATAATTTTGGCTAAAGTAGTTTTACCGCAACCTGCTGGACCATAGAATATAAAATTTTGTATATCATTCTGGTT